GCCACGGAGATTGGTCTCATTTCTGGGTTACTTTTAGCATGGCTAAAAGTAAAGAGGGAATATTATTTAGAAAAATAATATAGAAAAAGAGAAAGGAAGGTTTAAAATCCTCCGGGTTTTCAAACCCGAAGAAAAACCTATTTTTCTTTCTACCCTAAAAGCTCGTTAGAGCTTTCCCCAAGCCTCTCGGCTGGTATAATCAAAAGGAAGGATTAAATCCATTCCCCGAGAAAATACCACTGATTGACAAACAAGCGTTTAGTAACTTGTTTGACACGGCCACGGAGATTGGTCTCATTTCTGAAGGCCAAATCCACGCTGCGCCCTTTCAGTCTTGCAAGCAAGACTGGATGGTCATCGGAGCTGTATTTTAAAGGTACAGCTGCCACATGCTTTGTAAAATATCCTTCGATATTATACTTAGCACGAAATGGTTTGGCTTCATCGAAATTAACGATAAAGCCGCCATCGCCATAAAACTCAGGAATGAACTTCGGTCGTTTGACCGCATTTCTGAGCGTGAGCCAAGTGGTATAAAAGCGGGCATCACAATAACCCAAATCAGGGTTATGTGATAACCGCCGAATACCATTAGCTACTTTATAGCAGGCAAGGTCATCGACAATTACTTCCTTTAGGAAGTAGGGCTTGCAATTAACGCCGGAGAAAAAGTGCGATCCGCAACTTTCCCGAAAGCAAGAAGAAGAGGTATAACTCTTCGATTTGTTAACGGTAAAGCCGTAAAAAGCACAAACTTCGACGTACTTCTCAAAGGCTTTACAGGGAATAATAACATCATCCCCGTAGACGCTAACATTCTTAACATCAACATGAAGGTATTTACATACCGCCCATGCAATGCTATAGAAGATTAGAGTCTCAAGCTGAAAAGTAAAACCATTCCCCATAGAGGAAAACTTTCATACCTGAAAGGAGCCTTTGAAACGTGGCCGTACACCGATCTAACTAGATCTAACAGTGTAAACCATCGAGGAGGCAATAATGCCTCAACGGTGGAATACGCTATAGTATCTGACGCAGATGAGAAATCAACCGTAGCAAGAATATTATTCTGGCTACCGAGGCGACAAAGCCTCTGATTCCTCTCCTGTTTGGTTAAATCGATGCCAACCCTAAGAAGTCTATTACCGATAGCATTACCCATAGCTTTTTGAAACCAGAGATTTATCCCTGGTTCTATAGCTATAGTTCTATCAGTTTTCGAGTTCTTAGGTACAGTAACAACTTTGTTTCCTAATCTGGTCTCTCTTTTGGAGAGGTCCCAGATTGGGTAAGCAAGGGCAATAAACTTGCTCACAAAGTCATTTAGAGGTTGCGTTATCCCGACTTCTAGTCGGAACTTATTGACTGAACTGGTGTCATCCCCCTTAACATCAAGGGAGACTCCAGGTCCCCAGTCCGCCAGTTCTACAAACTCATCTGCTCTGAAATCCTGTAAAATGGAATCGATTTTTCGAATGACTGCAGAATGCAGCCATTCGTTCACACCTCGAAATTTGGTGTGATGATATCCCCTTACATTGATTTCTAAGCATGCAAGCTCAGCCTCGTAAAACTTAGTCATTGCAACAGTTTTCTTGTCAAATGAAGTAGACAGGAATGTTGCTTTGCTTAAGAAACACGTGGCTAAGTAAGCATTTCGAAAGTTTATCGGACCATCGAATCCGTTAGGATCAATGTCAAGCTTAGCGAGCTGATCATGTTCGTTATATTTAAACATGAGCCAGCAAGTAAGCGACCGAGGACAATCGAGGGACGAATAGTAGGACTGTATGACTTTCCAAGTCAATGATCCATGGTTAACACTCATAGGATTATCCTTTAATTTAGAAATTAAAGCGGTAGACCTTAATTTTAAGGCCGAGAAGGAGGAATCAGTATACCGATTCTAAATTCTCTATGGACGCGATAGCCCCCGCCGTTGCCAAGAAATTGGCAGCAAAAGCGAGGATATCTTTGCGATTGGCGAGCGTTGCCCTTTTGGGGATAACGAACTCCAAATTCGCAATACACTCACCCACCTTTAAGGTGGTGACTGTTTCGTCCATTACCGGGATAACAACTTTGAGTTGAACCCTGGCAACTTGGCTCCCTTTCGAGGGTAACCGGATTGACGAAGAAATCGATCGGCGAGCGTCAAAAACGTCCGCTGTTTCGAAATACTTTGCCACACCGTTCTCGATATTGGAGGGACTGAAGGTGACAGGAACAGCGTCACCGTCGTTCATCACTACTGCAGTAAAAGCCGACATGGATATCTCCAGTCTTTATTACATTAGACTGCGAAAGAGAGCTAATGCGTTGGTTATATGCGTCTTAGATGCTGGATTCTTAAAACTTGGTAATGGCAGGCCTGGAAGAGGAATCACTTCCCTCTTGCAGTATACTGTTGTCCATTCCCATGAATAAGACCAGCTATCTTCGGAGAACGAGAATTTAAATCCCGTTGTAGAAGAGGATTGATTCCCTTCTAGCAAAAAACCAGGCATCATCTCTCCAGGGGTAGTCCTCATTGCAAAAACATAAGTCCTTTTTATAAAAACGGTCTTATATGATTGCTTAAAGGACAGTCCATTGAGGTCGGTTAAACTATTCAACCAGTTGCCAATTGGTAAAAACCAATCAACAACAAAGGAGAATGGTACCAACTCCCAAACGACGTTCGCTGGGTTAGTGAAGCCCAGCTGGGATGCACTACGCGTCAACTCATCGGAGATAACAAACTCAGAGCCAAATTTAACTCTGACCTCCGAACGAGTAAGCAATTCCCCAACGGAAAAGCGCCCCAGAGCTGTTAAACAGCTCCAAGGAACTATCGATTGGGAAACACGCTTCGCGTGACCATTGGATTTTACCGGAGCAGCCCGCAAAATAAATTCTGCGAGTTGCTCAGCAGCGCCAAAAGCGTCGCTCATAAGCGGTTTAATCCCATAAATCCACGCAAGGTAATCCTTTGCTAGAGCCTTCGAATTGGAAGGAAGCAAAGTACCTAGGCTATCCATCACTCTTCCCTTTTTCATAAGAAGAAGAGATTTGGCAACCCGGATACCAAGGTCAACAACCATGTTGACTACTTGGAATGCTTGCGAGAGTTCTGTGGCTAGGTCAATCTTTTTATTCCCGAGCTTGGTATAATGACGTCTCAGAGCAATTTCACTGAGTTCGTCAATTGTATTCTGCTCTTGAATTAGAAGATCAGTTTCATTCGCCACCACGACCGACGGGTGTAACACTGGATTTGACGGAAGACCATAATTGGTCCACGGAAAAGCCAGGACATCCCCGTTAATCATGTATAAACGGACCTCATCTCCGTCCAAATACTCTTCGAAACCCAGAAATTTATTCTGACTAGCGTTGAGTGCTTGGATTTTGATTGAGAGAGAATAAGAGTGAAAATAGTGAAGGTCATTAATAAGAGTGCCTGAAAAAGACGGCTTCTTCCGACGAGAAGTTCCTGGTAAAGGAACTAACCGTTGGATAAGCTTATCTTTCCAGCGCTTACTTATATGACCAAACTCATCACTCGAAATGCTCTTAACGAGTTCATATTCGCCACTAGGAACGAGTTGGTACTCGAATCCTGGTGGTGGAATCTTCACTCGTAGGCCCGGAGCGCGCTGATTGTTCCATTTACGCAATTGGTCTTTAAAAGACTTAGGCATATTTTGGAAAATCAAATACGGCTTCTCACGTACTTTTTGGTACGTGGGAGGACGTTTGCACGTTTTTAATCTCTTGGAAGAGTTCCTGTCAGTGCTAATTCTCAGAAGGGTTTCCCCAACTGGCACGATAGTTTCTAAGTGTGAAAGAGTGTCCAACTGACTTATAAAGTCATGGATTACTAAATCACACGATAGAAAATAGTCATGAAAGAAATTAGCATTTGGCATTTACAATTCCTCGAGAAGTTTTAAAAGACTGAAGATAACTAATCCTCAGTTAACCCGCGAAAGCGGGTCCGGAATCGGCAAAGTGAATGGATCATTTAGACCTATTCAATAGGCAAAGACCGGTAGAAACCCTGTGACGCTAATTTATATTAGCGTATCAAGTAACGGACGGAACAGGAGAAGTTGCCTTGACGACAATCTCCCCCAATGGGAGATGCCCTAAGGCTTTCTCCCAGAACTATCCACTGTTACTCGATCATTGAAGAAATAGTTGGCGACATGAGTACCAATCACAACAGCACAAATCATCGTAATGACCTCAAATATGAGGACGATTACAAGACATGTGATGGTGGGATGGTAAATACTGCACCAAGATAAGAGTTGTCGAAGGCCAGTTCTTCTCTCGAAGAGCCGACGTTCCGGCAACTCCATATCTTGGGAGCGGTATGTATTCATGAAGTCTCCTATTTCAACAATGATC